GAATGATTTACGTCTTTTAGCAGCTTTAGATCCTGGTTTGACTTTGCCAGTGACCGCTGTTTTTAGTTTTGAACCGGGATTAGCTCTTCGATATGCAGCCACTCCGGCCCTTGTCATGCCTGCACCTTTTTTCGTTGGACGAAAATTTTTTTTATTTCTTGCGGGCATTTTATCTTGTCTTCTCATTATCTAACACCCATTCTTCTACCCATAAAACCACCCATCATAGCTTGTTTTCTTTTTGCAAAAGTTTTTACATTAGTTGGTTTACCACCAACACCTTGTGCTACTGCTCTTTTTCTTTTTACAGCTGAACGTCTTTGTCCTTCTGACATACCTCTAGCTTTAGCTAGTGGGACACATTTTGGATATTTACGTTTTGCATCTGCTTTCTGTTTTGATCTTCCACATTTTGAGAAAGAACCATCTTTCTTTTTACTTCCTATGTCTACCCATTTCTGAGCAAACCATTTATCTAGACCGTTTTTGGCCATGACATTAAGAATTCTTTCCTACGGCTTTTTTGTTCATGCCTCTTATACAGATTCCGCCGCCTTTTAATCCTGCTCTGCCACCTTTAGCCATTTTAGATCCTTGACTTGTAGTAGTGGTATCTATTTTTAATCCTCTTGGTAAAGTAGATGGGTCGTTATCACCATAAGCAGCTTCTTTTAAAAGTTTATTTAATCTTTCACCTTTAGTTTTCTTTTTTAAAAATTTAGATTTTTTATTTTCTATTTTGCCTTCTTTTTTAGCTTTTTCTAATTGTTCTTTTAAATCCATTATACCATCCTTGTTTTCTTTTTTCTGTTAGACATTATAGCTCCGCAACCTTTGGCAACAAAACCACCTTTTTTATATCCTTTATCTGGTCTGTTAAGTTCACCCATCAAACCACCTTCAGCTTTACTGCCTCTAAAGTCTTTTCTTTTAACTCCAGATGGATCTTTAATTTTACCAGCGCAAATTTTGCTGGCGTATGCATTCGCGTATGCCGACGGGTACACGTCAAATTTTCTTTTCGCTGCGGCTTTACCTCTAGGACATAGTTTAGTCATTATTTTTTCCTTGCTGTCTTTTTAGCTCTTTTAAAATCTGATGCCTTTGGTGCACCCTTTGCACCTTTCTTTCGCATTTTTTCTCCACGTTTTTTTTTAGCGTGAATGTTTGCGTAAAGCCCTGGACCAGCCATTAGATTACCTTTTTCTTTTTCTTATTAGCTGCTGCTATAAATTTTGCTTTTGGATCTGCTTTTGTTATTTTAGGATTTTTATCTAATCCAAAAATAACACTTTGCATTCCTAAATTTTTAGGACCAAATGTTTTTTTAATTTTATCTACGTTTGATTTTTTCTTAGGCATTAAACCAGTTCCTCTTTTGTAACCAATTCTGCCACCTTTAGCTTTTTTAGTAGCACCCTCAAATTTATCGTAAGCATCAGAAACTGCTTTACTAAATTCTTTTTTAATCTTAGATTTTTTTGAGATGTCTACATTAGTGCCTTTAGTTTGATCATCAACAGATTTAAAACCTTCTTGTTTAGTTTCAAATCTTTTTGTTAAATTTTTTGCGATTTTTGGTTTAACAATATCAAATGTTTTTTTACCTGCTTTTACAAAACTAAATATACCCATTATTTTTTTCCTCCGCCGTTTCTAAAAATCTGTGTGCCCTTTATACCATAAATAGACGCCACGACAAGGATCCAGAGATTTGTGAACCATGACGGGAGCTGTGAGAACATCTCGAAGAATAATTTTACCTTGTCCATTGCTGTCGGATCATCCGATACGACTGCCCAAGCGAGCACCAACACGGGCAAACTGAGAATTATGAGAACGGCCTCGTCTTTCCAGTCCGATTGTCGAGCTTCTAGCAATTTTCCTTGGTAAGCTTCCTCACCTTGGGCCATTTTAGTTGCATGCATAAGCTGTGCATCTGACATTGCCATTTTCGTTCTCTGCTTGTTAGCATAAATTTTGCTTCCAGCAGAAACGGCTAATTTAATTGCCGATAACCACATAATTTAATACCAAGTAGCTTCTTTTTTCTTTTCAGCTAACATTCTTTTAGTTCCTCTGACTTTTTCTTTATCACCTGTTGGGATATAGTTAAAAGCTTGGTCCGCAGTAGTCTTAGATCTTGGATCTACCTCTACATTTTGTTCTGGAACCGCTATTTGTTTTGCTTTTTTATAGTTTATCATAGTTTTTTACCTTTTTATTAATTATCGTCTATCATAACTTGTGCTTTTTGTACACCAGTCTTTGCAAGACTAACTCCAGCTCTTAATTTAGCTAAATCTTCGTTCTGTTCCATCTTATCTTCAGCTAAATCTTGTGCTTGCATCAACTTTGCTCTGTTTAAATCTTGATTTGCTTCATCATTTTGTTTTTTACGTTCGTTTTCCATTGCTCTTAGGTCAACTTCACGTGATTTTAATTTTAATAGAGGGTCATTATCAAATTGTGATGTAATTTTCTTCTCTTCTTTCATAAATTCCTCTGTCATTTCTGCAATTAGAATAGATTTTCTTGCTTCGATCTGATTTGTTATCATTTGTAACTGTTGTGCTACTTGAGGATTGGTTACAGCTTGTTGTTGCATCATCATCATTTGTTGCATTTGCTCTCTAAACTCTAATTGTACCTGTTCTTGTGCCATTAAACTAATATGTTCTAAAATATTTTTTTGTATCGCACCCATAACTGCAGGATTATTTCTTACAATATTAGTAGACATAAAATTTAAGTGAGCTGTGATGTGTGCTCTATGATCTTGACCAGGAAAAGCTTGAAAAGGTTTACCACCTAATGCATTAATATGTTCCATACTTGGATCCATTGGTGCATTTGGTGCAGGTGGAGGTAAAACTGCATCTACATTTTTAACACCTATTGCATTATACATGTTTCTATAGATTTGATACATGTTGTGTAATTGTGGATTTGATGTAGCGATTTGTAATTGTGTTTGCGCCAAAGTAATTCTCTGACTCATTGAAAATATATTAGGATCTGCAACAGGTATAATATCTATTCTATCATCAAAGTCAGCTTGTTTAATATTTCTTGCACCACCAACAACATCATATGGATACTCTGGTGGTAAATATTGTGAAACTACTTTTGATAATAATTTGAATTCTGATTTCATCGCTGCGTAACATCTTTTGTGTATTGCAGACATAACCCTTGAACCACGTTCTAATAATGCAATTGTAGTTCCGACAGCTGCACCTTGATTACCATCGCCCACTTGCATATCAGCAATAGCCGCGAATCTTTGACCAGCTTGTACAACGACACCTAATAAATTTAATAATGTTGGTGAAGGTTCTTTATATGGTAATGGAAAAAAAGCATCTCTTAAATTACCACCTGGCGCATCAACATCTTTAAATTCACCTGGTTGTATTGGCGATGCTTCATCTCTAACTCTAACTCCACGTTGTTTAAATCCTGCTGGTAAATTGGATAAAGTACCTGCATCTAATAATTGACGGAGAGCCGCCGTTGCCGTACGACTCAATCCGCCAATCATGTGAATGAGTCCAAAGCCATAAAATCCAAGTCCTGGCAGAAATTTAAAGTGGACAAAGTATTGGATCTTATTTTTCTTTAGATCATCGGGCGCATAGTTCCTTCTGATAGAAAGAACTTTCCTACTACCCTCATCGACTGTTACGATGTAAGGTAATTTTATTCCAGTTGGTTCACCATCTGCACCAACATCCTCGAAACCTTCTAAGTCTAAATTTACGTGACACTCTAACAAAGTATACACAGGTTCGTTCTTACCTGTTTTTTTTGTACCCTCTAACTCACGTTCTTTTTTATCAAGTTCTCCATTTGTTACATCTGTTCCTGGAGGGCCTAATTCAACGTCAACATAAAAACCACTAACTTGTTGTTTTCTTAATTCATTTTCTGATATTTTAACAACATGAATAATCGCTTCCGCATCGTCTAATGAGGTAGCTGTGTACGGAACGATTAATTCATCTGCTGGTACAAACTTAGATACCACTCTACCCATCGGTACGTCGTAGTATACTTTTTTAAAAGTTGATCCAGCTAATGGTAAATGAAATAACATAGAATCAAATTCTGATTCATACTCTTTCATCTGATCCATAATTAAATAGTTCATGTAATCTTTTACACGTTCAGACTGTTGCTCTGTCTGTGGATTTTTAACACCTATGATGTCTGTTCTTACAGGTCCATCTGCAGGTAATAATTCTTTATAAGCTTGTGCTTGAAACTGTGTAACTGCTTCTGCAAGAACTGGGTGCGTTGCACCTGAAGCTCCTTGAAACGGTTCTGTTCTGTTTTCGTATTTAAATCCTAAAAGATCTAAACCGGTTGTGTAAGAGTTCTCCCAATCTTTTCTAGAAGATTTGTAATCCATATAATTTTGAACCATTTCATTTCCAATTGGTTCTAAATTTTCTTCTGGTAAAATATCTGCTAAGTTATCGAAATGTGATTCTGTTCCCGGTATGTTTATAGCTCCCGGTTCAAAGTCGATTGTTGCACCACCATCTTCTTCTGGTAATACTTCTACTGGTCCTTTTTGTTGTGCTTCTTCTTCCTGAACACTAACTTCTTCTGTCATCTCTTCTTCTGAAGGGATGTCAATTTTAGTACGAGTGTTAGGGAGTCCTTTGTCTATATCTGCCATTTATTACTCCTATATTTTAATACCACGTTTCATTAGACCTTGCAACCCTTGAGACATTGGTCCTGATTCTGGCGGTGGGCCTGACGAATCGCCAGCTTGTTTTAAGATACCACCTCCTGC